GACCAGGTGGTTCAGACGAAATGGGTAGTTTTTAATGCCTAAAAAAGATTTAGCTTTAGAAAAAATAGAATCTCACGAAAAACTTTGTCGTATAATGCAAAAACAAACTCACGAAAAAATTAATAAATTAGAAACTCAAATTGATAGAATTGAAAGAATTTTAATCGGTTGCGCTGGCGCTTTACTCATGGGTATGGGTGGAATGATTACAGCATTAATATTTAAATTATAATTTTTTTGGGAGGTTGACATTTTTTTAAATGTCGGGAATGATTATAGTGGGGGCTATAATCGCTATATCCAATCTTTTAGATCTTCGTCCATAATGGCATTAGCAATATTTACTTTAGTACGAAGTGCTTTAACTATTCTTTCATCAATAGTATCTTGGGCCATAATATCAATGTATGTCATTTTTTTAGTTTGACCAATACGATCTATTCTAGCTTCTGATTGTTGACGTTTCTCAAGGTCATAACCATTAGAGAAATAAACCATATTACTTCCTGCAGTTAAGGTAATACCATAACCACCTGTATGAGTAGTGCCTACAAAAAATCTACACTTATCATCAGTTTGAAATTTTTTAATATTAGCTGATCTTGCATCGGTATCGGTTGCACCATAATAATCAACAACAGAGTCTTCACCATATACTTTTTTAATCTCTTTAATAATTCTTTTTACATCATGAGTATAGTGAGACCAGATAATAGTTTTACCTTCAATGTTTTCAAGAACATTCATAAGTTCAGTTAATCTACTGCAAGGCAAATCTTTTATAGTACCATCATCAGCTGTAAAATGTCCACAGGTAATTTGATGAAGTCTCATCAATTGAGTCATAACAGTTGCTGATGATTGCATTTTACCATCTAAAAAAGCTATTGCTTCTTGTTTCATTTGATTGTAAACTTTCTGTTGCTCTTTTGTCAGCTCAACATAATGCTTGACAAATGTTTTTTCTGGTAAATCTAAACAGTCTTCTTTTAATATTCTTTTTGAAAAAGGTTTTATCTTATCCGATAATTCACCAAGGTTCTTGTAGCCTACCACAACTTCTATGTGTCTACCATTAACTTGGATTTTTTTAACAATAGAATATCTAGCACGAAACGTGTAGTAAGATTGATGCCCCAGGAGCCAGGGATCAAGGAACAGGCATTGAGAATATAAATCTAAAGGTGATTTAGTAACAGGAGAACCTGTTAAAATTCTTCTGTATTTAGCATCATCACTTAATTTTAAAATATTTTTAGTTCTATTAGATGTTGGAGTTTTAATAGTAGTAGACTCATCAATTGCAATCATTGTTTTATGACAAGATAAAAACTTTTGTGCAAATGCAGTTCCATCACCTGTAGAAAATGTTTCTACATTCATAATTAAAATATGTAGGTCTGTTCCAGTTTTAAATAAAGTATTTAATATTTCTTTTTGTTTTTTAGACTTGTCAGATGTTTTCCAAAGTACAACTTTTTTATGTATATGATCGGGTAAGTGAACCGGTATTTCAGAGTCAAACCAGTTCTTATAAACACCTTTAGGTGCTATTAATAATAGTCCATTAATTAAACCTCTGTCATATAAAACAGCTGCATTATCTAATAATACTTTAGATTTACCTGTACCCATCTCCATGAAATAGGCAAAGTTTTCTTTGTCCCAAGAGTCTACTAGAGCGTCCATTTGATGGTCAAATGGCTTGGTCTTAAACTTATAATTTTTAATGTCCATAATTTGCTTTTCTTTCTAAAAAGAGGTATAAATCAAAAAAATAAAAAGTCAATGAGCAAAGTATATTTAACCCAAGAGATACCTGTCGATAGAGATACAGGTCAGCCAAAATACAATGTATTAGGTGCACAAAAGTATGGCGACATAGTGACGCTATTACCAATGTATTCACAAATTATATTATCTCCTGGCCCATTAATTATAAAACTTAGAACGCTTCTAAAAGATTTTACTGCTGACGATTATTTATTACTTTCTGGTGACCCTGCAATAATTGGTGTTGTCTGTTCTGTTTGTTCTGATATAACAAATGGAAAATACAAATTACTTAAATGGGACCGTCAAGAAAAAACCTATTATCCAATCGAGATAAATATTTTTCAAAACTAGGGTTGACAAAACTTATAATTATCCTATATAGCTTTAGTATGAAAGCGAGGAAAAAATAATTATGAGTATAGATTTAAGAGCAGACGCACCTGATCAAACTGATATCATAGATCCTAAAAAATTATCAGAAGAAGTAGAAAAATTAAAAACTATTCAAAATAAAATCAAAACAAAAGAAGAAGAAATAAAAGATTTAAAAGAAGACGAAAAACATTTTAGTTGCGTTATAATTCCAAAGTTAATGCAAGACATGAATCTAAAAAGTTTAAAGTTACAAGATGGTTCTGAACTATCTATTAAACAAGTTTATAGTGCCACAATAAAAGCTGATAAAAAGCTTGAGGCAATACAATGGCTTCGAAACAATGGTCTAGGTGATATTGTAAAAAATAATATTACAGTGTCATTTGGTCAAGACGAAGATAACAAGGCTGTCGATTACGCTAGCCTTGCGAGGTCGAATGGGTATGAACCTATCCAAGAGGAGAAAGTTCACCCATCGACACTCAAAGTAACCTTAGAAGATTGGAAAAATAACGGGAACGAAGTTCCCGACGATCTTTTCTGGAAGTTTGATGGAAGTCAAACAAAAATAAAAAACAAATAAACGTTAAACGATAACCAATAAGGAGAATGAGTATGAGTACAGAAGTACAAGTAAAAAGTAATGCAGGAGCATTATCTACAATCAATCTAAGAGCAGATTCTGGTAAAGGAACTGAAGAAATGCAATCAAGTGATAGGTCAACACCTATCTTGAAAATTCTTCACCAAATGTCACCAGAGTGCAATTCAAGAAGTGCTAAACATGTCGAAGGTGCAGAACCTGGAATGATTTATGCAGCTAGTTTTGGTAGCTTAATTAATGGTGAGAAAGGTTTAGATGTAATTGTATCTCACTTTCAAACTAGGTATCCAGAATGGCAAGAGAGAGGTGATAGTACAGCCGCTCCAGTAGGTACACACTTGAATCCGCCATCAGATGCTGTTGAAGAAAAAGGTGGTAGATATAGATTATCTAATGGTAATTATGTAGAAAAGACAATGTATTTCTATGTAATAGCTATTTTAGAAAATGGATCTAGATCTGCTGTAATACCTATGAGATCTTCTAATCTGACTCCAGGTAGAGATTTGAATGATATGATTTCAAATTTAAGAATGGAAGACGATAAAGGTTCATTTCAACCGGCATCTTATACCGCTATGTTTAATTTAAAAACAGCAGGTAAGAGTTGGGGTGATAAGAACTGGCATGTATATAAACCTTCTTTAGTAAGAATGTTAAATGTTTCTAATGCTAAAGATGCTGAATTATATCAAGCAGGTCAAAAACTACAATCTGAAGTAGCTAAAGGTTCTACACAACCTAAATACGAAAAGATTGAAGAAAAAAAATCTAAAGATATTATCTAATCCCTTTGAGGGACACTGGTCAGTGGAGGCGGCATTGGGAGACTACTGCCGCCTTTATTAAAAATAAAAAAATGATAGGATGGATAATATGAAAGATTATATAAAATATTTTGAGGGATTAAAAAGAAATTACGGTGTCTGTAAAACTAATGAAGGTCATGTAGATTCTGAAACAGGTAAAAAAAGATATCCTCATGAGTGGGCACAAAAAGAAGTTACAGAAAAAGATTACGAAGAGCATTTAAAAGGAATTAAATCTATAGGTATTCAACCTTGTACTGATGAAGGTACTGCAAAGTTTGGTGCAATTGATGTAGATAAATATCCAATTGATAGACAATTCTATTTACAAATTATTCAAGAAAAAAATTTACCAGTTATCCCTGTCCTATCAAAAAGTGGTGGATTACATTTATATGTGTTCACCACTGAATTTGTTAAAGCGAAAGAGATAAGAGATTTTTTAGAACAGTTATTATTTTTATTTAAGCTACCAATCAATACCGAAATATTTCCAAAGCAAACTTCATTAGGTGAGAATGCAGATGGAGAAAGAACAAATGGTAACTTTATAAATTTACCTTACAACAATAATTCAAGAAGAGCATTACTTCCAACAGGTGAAGAAATGGATTTAGATATGTTCTTAAAAGTATTAGATGCAAATGCTCAGACAGCAAAACAATTAAAAGAAATACAAACAAATATAATTCAAGATGAGTTAACCGGTGGTGATAAAGAGTTTGATGATGGTCCTCCATGTTTAGGAATATTAACTAAAGAAATAATGACAGACGGTAGAGATAGATTTTTATATAACTACATGGTGTTTGCTAAGAAAAAG